ATGGTGGCGCTATCTATCCAACAAAATTGGTTGAGCGTTGGCGGTCAGATGATCGACGTTCGCAAGTATGGCATGCACTCAAAGTTTTTGTGGGGCAACAAGATAAAAACATACGAGTATCTTCGAGACAATTCAAGCCAACTCTATGCGGATGCTATGGCGGTTATCAACTCCGACCGTTCCGATAGAGACAAGGCGCGTTCGCTAATGGAAGTATTCCTGCGCGTTACTGGGCTAGGAATACCAAAAGCGGGGTTTGTCTGTCAGTTAATGGCCGGGTTGGTGGGGTGTATGGATGTTCACAATATCAGAATGTATGGGCTAGATAAGAATAGCCTATCGCTGGCAAAGAATCCAAAAACTAGCAAGGGCATTGATGCCAACAATAAAAAAGTGGTGGCGTACATTGACATGTGTCACGACATAGGCACAGAAAAAATGTGGAATGACTGGTGTAATTTTCTAGCCACAAAGTCTAAGAAGTGGAGAGATGGTAGCCATGTAAGCGCAGTACACTATAGCTATCTAACTAATTGATAATTAAATTATAAGGAATCAAGACCATGACAAGTAAAAGAGAAAAGCTGGCAACAGCCATAGATAACCTACGCTCTGAGCTAGAAGATTTTCACGATGACCTACGCATTAAGTGGGCAAGCGGTGATGATGTAGATGATGAGCTACAAGAGATGTGGAATGTTGAGGACGCTTGTTGTCTATTGGAGCGAGCCGTCACACTAGTTAACCCAGAAGGGGAGCACGATCATGTTTGATTTATACTGCGCCCACTGTGGCGAGCCGTGGGAGCACGATACACTGCACGATGTCGAGGGCATGGGCTATATGCAAGCAGCCAATGCATTTAAATTACAAGGCTGTCGCGTGTTTCAAATACTACGTCAGGGCATATACGGGACTGACAGCGTATGCAATGCCTCGAAGGTTGTCAGTGACAGCGAGCTGGCGGGTATACAGGCAGCCCATGAGTTGAGCGACTACCCAGAAGAATGGGATTACGACCTCGCTCGTACAATCTTTACAGGCAGGGGTGATTCCTACATCCTATGAAAGCGGGCTGGCCCACCGTGCCGATACGGGCCACATAATTTTATAACTACTTATAGGGATTAAGTAATGTTACTTACAAAGTATGAACAGAAATACATAACAACTAAGCCGCGCCACGTTAAGACAGGCGGTGGGTACAGGTTTGCTGACGATGAGCGCACACGGTACTGTCTGCACCCTGATCAACGAGACTGGACGCAGCCTTGCCCTATATGCAAGCGGAGAGTGAGACCATGAAGCTATCAGAAGTACCCGTTAAGAACATCAAAGAGTTTAAAGACCTGTATGCATGGGTCTGTTCGATGCCGATTGACGGCAAGGACCGCAGGATACTGATGGATGTAATTGATGTTAGCTGCGGTCTCAACACTCGACTGCTAAAATCACAGGGTAAATTGATATGACAAAGTGTAGCTGCGGCAAAGCAGCGGATGTAAAAGAGAAAGGGCTGTACCTTTGTGCAGCCTGTTGGTTAAAACTAAATCCTAATTGGAGATACAAACTATGAAAACTTTAATCGAAGTAATAGAAGCATGGGTAGATGATAGAGTAATGTCGAAGATAGCATCATCAGAGACAGGTGATCCTAAATGGTTGAAGATAGAACAACTAATGCAGGATGTTAAACAGATAGAAGAAGAGAACAAGGCGCTGCACCATCTCTATGGTGAGGCAGAAGCTATACATATCCGCGATGCTAATAGAATTGCAGAGTTAGAGCGGAAGGTGATGGGTCTCGATACAGATATTTCTTTTGATTACAGCGAGGCAAATAACATTAACATTATAGAGAGGCTTGAAGGCTTAGAGTCTAGTGTAGAAGAAGTAGAATCCAGTATGCATGACGTTGAGCGTTTAGCTGAAACTCTTGACAGTCAGGGCGATGACTTTGAGTATCGCATCTCTGACTTAGAGCAAAAAGCTAATGAAGATATAGACTATGGAGATGTTATATCTGTAGTGAGAGATAGCTTAGAAGAATTCATTGTCGATGCAGTTCGCACTGAGATAGATGCGGTAGACTTTAAAGTAACAGTGGAGAGATAGACTATGTGGGCAATTGATTGGGACGAATCAGGCTGTACTCAGTACGCCTCAACACTAGAAGATGCACACAAGATTGGGCAGGTGTATAGCCCATACTACATCATAACTTATTTAGGAGAACCCAAAGATGATGGGATCAAAGAAGAGCACTAAGCGGCTGGTGTATAAGGGGTGTAACCCTAAGCTGCAAACGGGTGTTGGCTACACGATGTGGGAATATGCGGAGGCTTTAGGCCGTGACTACAAAAGGCTACACAGTAAGCTGTCGCGGCAGTTGTATGTCACTGACGAGATGTTACATCAACCCACACCCGCTGCGCCTTTGGTTAGGCTGGAGCACAGAGAAGAAATACTATCCGATAAATGGCTACGCAAAAATATTAGGGGCGCAACACTATGACAACTGCAAATATAAACGAGACAGACATTATGTTAGAGCTGGTATCAGTGGCACTCGAAGGGGTGTTGGATGATCTAAACAACGTGGAGCTAAGTGATCGCGGTGCGGTGGCACTCAGTAAAGAGATGCGACTGCTGAGCAAGGCACACAAAGCCCTCGAAGAACAAGCAGCCCTTGAGCGTCTAGGAGGTGAGGCGTGAGCTTCAAACCAATAGACACAGAAGAAAAGATAGAGACATACAAGGTGCTGATGGGAGAAGTGAGCGGTTACTACATTGATGTAGCCGCGTCTACCCCCGAAGAAGCTTTGAAGTTCGCGGGAGTTAACCGAAGTTACCCGAAGTACAACGAACATATAGTGGAGGTAACGCCCGTGGAAATAGTAACAGACACAGGAGTAGTAGAAGATGACGATAAGATCGGATAAGTACGGACGGATTCTAAACTGTTCACTGTGCCTTAATGATTATGTTGATCATATCCACAGTGAACAATTATGTAAGCGATGTTTAGAAGATACTTTAACCTTTAAAGACTTAGAAGATGTTTACATTAGTGGAGAAGTAGTTCCAGCGGTAGCTGTTCCATAAGTGAACAATTAAATAGTTTAAACATATGGTTGACTCAGCAACTTAGTAGCTATTATAATAGTGATTAGGATGTTGTCAACTCAGGATCGAAATTAATTTAATAACTTTGTACATAAAGTACATCTTGGAGATTGAAATGAATAATATTACACCGATGTTTGCAAACAACACAGCACTTACAGCCATAAGGGATGGGGGTTACGGGTCAGCCGACTTTGATATAGCTACATCACCCTTAGTTTATTATGCTGACGGCACAGAGTTCCCTAGTTCTAAGTCTGTTATCTATCGCACCGATACTGGTGGTGAGTTAGGTATCCACGGCCACGGCTACAAGGCGGTAGCTCCTAAGCATCAGATTGATGTTACCCGCAATATCATTGAGCGGTCCGGGCTTGCCATTAACAAGATGCGTGAGCAGATACGTACTTCACACGATGGGGCGAGAACCTTTGTGCAATACACATTGCCAGAGCACACGTATAGAACCAGCGATGGTGACAGCGCATCACTGAGCCTGTTATCTATCTCATCTTTCGATGGTACGTGGCCGTTTATGATTAGCGCAGCAGCTATTCAGAGTGCGTGTACAAACTTACAAGTCTTTGTAGGTGGTGAGGTAGCAGTGTATCGTGCTAAGCACACACGTTCGTTGGACATTGAGGCGGGTGGTCGTATCATCACGCGGTCATTGGAGACATTCCACAATGAGAGAGACCTGTGGCAGCAGTGGGACAACACAGAGTGTTCAAGCAATGAGGCATTTAAATTCTTTGCACGGGCGTTGAAGTGCAGCTCAGCTTTAAGTCTAATAGAAAGCGGGATCACTCAGGGCGATATGGTTCTATCAGATATGCCTAGAAAAAGTAGCAGCTTAGAATATATCTGGAACAAGTACGTTCAGGTATATAGAAAGCGTTTAGGTTCTAACTACTGGGCTGTGTATAATGCACTGACTGATTGGTCTACGCACTTTGGTGCTGTCCGTTCATCAGGGGCAGCGAACATAGCGTCAGTACAGAACGACAGGCAGCAGGTAGTACGTGATGCTGTTAAAAATAACCTACTAATGAAGGCGGCATAATATGACAATGCAGTTGTTCGGACAGTCCCTAACCATTGAGTTTAGAAATGGGGTGGGGATTGACATAGAGTTCTCTAATTCACGGCCTGTCTGGATAAGCAGGAGGGGTCGTGAAGACTTAGAGATTGCAGAGTTTGAAGGTATACTTATATCTTTACCCTTCATCCTAATTAGTTTTGGCATCTGTTATACGGATAGTACATGATGACTGACCCAACACATGGCGGTAAAGGTGATAGGTCTAGAGTAAAGGATAGCAAAACTTATGGCGACAATTTTGATCGCATTTTTAACCAGCAATTTAAAGAGGTTCAACATGAAAGAAAAGATAAACGAAAGCATCGTATGGCTGAAGTCGGCCTGCTTAAACATCTCGTTGAGACTAAAGGTGTGGACGGTTCAAGCACTTGACAGGGCAGCACACCGTTTCAACCATCGTCTAACACTAGCTGCTCGTAATGGTTTAATTTTTGCGTCCGGTGTAGTACTCACTGTTATTATTTATGCGTTACTCTGAGGTGAGTATGTTTGCTGAGAGCTTACAAGGTAATCCTAGCCCTGAGTCTATGGCTACAGCTAAGGCAGCAGTAGATGTTACTGAGGGAAAGGTTCCACTGAAGACAGCGTGTTCCATGTACAACGTGCGGGAGCAGGCGGTCATCCAATACATCATTGATAAGACTGAGTACGACACAGTGCTAGAAATGAGGGAGCATTAACATGCAAGAAGAGAATAGGGGCATAGAGCTTTCAATTCAGAACGTAGTATCGTGGCACGTAGCGAGGAACTTGATACACGGTTCCAGCGACAAGGATCAGGTGCTTAAATTAATACAGGAGTTAGGTGAGCTGTCCGATAGTATTTGTAAAGGGCAGACACCCATTGATGACATCGGTGACATCATTGTGGTGTTAGTTAATATCGCTGTCAGGCACAACCTGTCACTGAAGGATTGTATTGATCACGCATATCAGGACATTAAAGATCGCAAGGGAATGATGGTCGATGGTATCTTCATTAAAGAAGAAGACATTGTTGACCGCGACACACTAGGGAATAAATAGCTAGACATTAGTGGCGTACATGTGGTACGCTCCAGCTTCAATCAACCCACCAATAGGTATATTAACATGGCAATATTACAAGGCGCAGCATACTGGGCAGCAGTAACCACCCCGAACACTACTTTCGAGCCAGTGTATTCGGTTAACTTAGTTGTAGATCAAGCAGTGGCAGATGACTTTGCATCACGCGGCTTCACTATCAAGCAGATGGATGAAGGCCCAGCAGTTGTGATTAAGCGTAAAGTCAACGGCCCTAACGGGATGGTGCGACAGGCTCCACGGCTAGTGGATGCACATAAGAACCCGCTTGATGCCCGCATCGGCAACGGCTCCACTGTTAAGGTGCAGTACAAAGAGTGGCAGTCAGAGTGGAAGGGCAAGACTTTCTACGGCTTAGACTTTCAAGCCATGCAAGTCATTGACCTCATTGAGGTTGGCTCACCTGATGGCTCAGAGTTTGAGGCACTAATGAGTGACATGGAGGATGAACTGTAATGAATACAGTTGAGATGGACGGTGTTTATTATAATGTCGATCTCTTATCTTCGGAGGGGCAGAGTATTTTCTCTGTCCTTTCCGAAAATACTAGGAGACTTAAAGAATCACAACTAACTTCAACACTATACAGCGCGTCAGGTATTACACTGATGGACAAACTTAAACCCCATCTAAAGGAAGAGGCTATAGTAGCAGGGAAAGCTACACTTATAGAGGAATAAAGCAATGGCATTTGTTAAAACACAACAGCCTTGTACAGAATGCT